TCTTTTCCTGCTACGGGTACCTTACCTGTGAATATTTGTAGCTCGGATATAGTTTTATTTTTACGACCTACAAACTCTTTAATAATAGCTTTTTCTTGTTTAGAAAAAGGTATAAAACCGTTAAAGTACTTTTCTAAAAATATTTCTGCACGTTGTTTTGTAGATGTCTTTTGAGTGTTAGTGTAAAGACAATTTAGTTCATACGATTCTGGTAATTTAAATTGATAACAATCGTAATCATCTGCAAGAGCGATAAAATACTTCTGTTCTGGTTTTAATTTAACTTTGTCTTTGTATGTATTATAAAGTAATTTTGCACAGCTTGTTGTTTCAACAACAGTGGTTTTAGCATTCTTGTATACCTCTAGTGCTTTAACATGGGTGAGGTGATGATCTATAATCTCTATGTTCTTTCTATCTATTAAATCTGCATGCTTAGAAATATCTAAGTCAAGAATATAAATCTTATCAAAATCATTAATGTTGTTTTGATCTAACCAGTTTAAGAACTCTCTACGAAAATTTGATACAGTGGTTGTTTTAAAAGCAATTTGGCCAGGCTTAGCACCAAGTGCCCAATGTAACATCGTTAACGAGGCAACTCCGTCTAAATCAAAATCGGTAAAAACGTATATCTTGTTAAAGCTCACTATTATCTATTTAACCGGTTGTTTAATTTTTTCCAGCTTATTTTCTAGTTCTTCTAGTTCATCTAAACCACCGTGGGATTTCTTATTAATTACACCGGAAAGATCAGTATTTTCAGTTAATGATAAAGTAGTATAGTCAATGCGCATTTCTGTAGCACCATGTTTAGGTCCTAAACGGTTCTTAATACCACCTACCTTAATTACACCAAGCTCTTGATCGCCTTCTTCTTGATAGATAGACCAAACAACGTCTGCAGTAAATGCTACACCTAGAGATTCACTTACGGTATCCAGACTTGGCTTTTCCATACCTTCGCGGTTAGTTTGAATAGCACTAACTACGGGCATATTAAAGAAGTATGATAAAGCTCTTAATTCTTCTGCAGCTACCTTACCCTGTTCATAAGAGTTCTCACCTTGTGATGCCTTTATTAGTCCAAGATAGTCTATAACGAGTATATCCGGTTTTATCCCAGACTTTACTAAAGACTCAAGATAAGCCTTAATACCTGCTACAGCAATGGATTTCGGTGGGAATTCTTTAATGATTAGTTTACGCTTCTTACTTTCTGAAACATCTTTAAAATAAGCATCTAATGATGATATCTGATCTTGGATATTGTTAATAGGTATTTTTGAGAGATGACTACTAATACGTTTAGCATACATCATCTCGGGCATTTCAAGAGATATAAGCACAGTAGTTAAACCTCTATTAGCCATATTAGCTGCTACATTACCTAAGAAGATAGATTTACCCACATTAGTTGGTCCTAAGAATAGATAAAGTGCTCTACCGTTCTTCATTAAACCACCGCCTATTTTTTCGTCAATAAAGTTCCAACCGGTAGGTATAGTTTCACTCTTTGTACCTAATTCTGTAATAATCTTTTCGTATTCACCGAAAAAGTCTAAACCAATATCACTAACTAGTGAGATGTTACAAGCCTTTTCAAATAATGATAAGAACTTAGGGTAATCAGCTTTTTCTTTAGATACATCATCTACTATCTTTAATACAGTATTGTATACAGCCTTTTCTTTAAAAAACTGTTCAGTATTAGCAATAAGCTCATCCATATTAAGAGCTGTATCATATTGCTTATACGTTGTAACTGTATCTTTAAATAGTTTTAGATCTTCTTCTTTATTGAGATAGGTTTTTATTTCAGTAATAGTAGGTAAAGCTTTACGTTTAACGTAAAAGTCTTTAATAATACCTACAACGAGTTTATTACCAGGGTTCTTAAAGTTCTCTGGTGATAAATGATCTAATACTAAAGAAGTATAGTAAGCATTAGTCAAACATTGACATGCTACAATGTTCTCAAAAAAATCGCTATTAACTTGAAGAGAGTTTTTCTTCATTCGTACATTATATATTATAAAATAAAAAAAGCTAAGGTTTCCCTTAGCTTTTCTTTTTATTCTTTTGTAAGCTCTTCAGCTTCTTCTAGAACTGGGTTACTTGTCCCGTACCCGACTTTCTCTTTAAGAGTCTGTTCAAGTACCGGTAGTACCTTATTATCCCAAAACTCGGTATCATTTTCCCAAGTCTTACGATAGCCGATCTTTTCACCATTGAACTGGAATGTAGCGCCAGTTTGCTGAATAACTCCAAACGCAACTGCCATATCAGCTAAGCCAGCATAGCGGCTTAAACCAGTACGGAAGTTATTGTATAGTTCTGCCTTTAAGAAAGCAGGTACAAAGCGGTTTTTAACTGTCATTGCTGATAATGTAACGCCACTTACGTTATGAGCTACTGCAATTGATTCTTGTCCCTCGTTCTTATCAATCTTCTCGTTTCTAGTCGCAAGCTGAACCAACAAAGAAGCAAGATAAATAGGGCCAGAGCCACCGGATTGCTTTTTAACCAATTCAGGATAGAGTGAAGTTGGGTTATCATAAATGTGATTAGTAAACAGAATAGGTACACGAGCCTTAGCTGCTTTAAAGGTTAAAGCGCGCATCATTGACTTCATTGCCTTAGCCTTAGTACCCATATCTGCTGCATCCTTACCTTCAGTGACGTCGCGAAGCTCTTTAGCGCTTGCTAAGTTACCAAGACTATCAATAGCAATAATAACCTTTAAGTTAGGGTCATTAGCTGCAATAATCTTATCTAAGAATGTAGCAATTTGGTTACGACAATCTTCTACCGTCTCTACTGGGTAGTACTTTAAGCGTTTTGGATCAATACCAACACCTTCAGCTGATTGTTTATCTACTGCTGCTTCCGTATCCCAGACAGCAGCAAAGTAGCCCTTCTTTTGAGCGTTCGCAATGATCTTATTAACAATAAGCGTCTTACCCGCACCGGAAGGCCCGGAAAAACCAGTAACCCTACCAACAGGAATACCCTTGTAAAGAGATCCAGAAAAGATAGCATTAAGCGCATAAGAACCAGTGTCAATCCAGTCGCCTACAATGGAAAGAGAGTTATCATCTGAAAGCAGAGACGCATCTGCATTTAGTGCATCTACTGCTTCAAAGATATCTTTCATTGAAGAGGCTTTTGTCTCTTCGTTGTTAGATTTTTTTACCATATAGATTATTCGTCAAATAATTTAACTACAGGTGTATTTGAATTAGTTACCGGTGAGGTAGGTGTAGTTAAAAACATTTGAGTGTATTGTGCTTGTAAGTTATCTTCAACTTGAGCATCACTCATTGTAATACTAGACTTAGCATATGTCCAATTTGGAAATTGATCACGGTTAGATGAAAATTCTCTAAAGAATAAAGGATAAAGCTGTACAGAGAGCTTTTTATCTTGAGTAGGAGATACGTTAAGGATAACTGGTTTAGTAACAGTAATTGTTGTATCACTTTCTTCTACGAAAGTGGCAACAATGGTGCGTTGAATGCCGTCTAGGAATACGATAGTTTGGTCTTTAGTCATATAATTTATATTAATATAGTTTTTGTTTTAATCAAGGTTATTGGCGAGGAAACTTAAAATAAGGGTGCTTTGCATTGATAAGATTTTTATCCAAGAGTTTTTTACTTGAAGCACGTGTTGGTACAATATCCCAACCACCACGACGTGCATAGAAGCAAGTTACTAATAGTTCATCTGGTTCTAGTAAGTCCCAAAGACGTTTGTAAGCAGCTTCACAGATTTCTTCGTGGAAGTGACATTCATTACGGAATGACACGATCCATTCTAATAAAGACTTTTCTGTAACGGCCTTAGAACCTTTATAGTAAATGAAAATATCGCCGGAATCTGGTTGCTTAGTAATCTTACAGTTAGAGCGTAACAAGGTACTCATACAACGATAAGAAACATCAGTAATTTGATCGTTTACTTGTAGTAACTTTGCATCTTCATTAAATACAGTAAACTCAATCTTTTCTGCACCTTTAGTCTTTTCTAGTACAGGCCAGACTGTTTCATCGTAATTTAACTGCCAGTTCATACGTTGACCGTCGTTTTCACCGTTTAATACTTGAGGAAATAGTTCTACCTTAACATCAGTCTCTAATAATAAAGATAAGTCTTTAGAAGCTGTTTGCTTAATGTTCTTAAGTACTTCTTTAGTGTTCTTACCCATTTTCTGCATATTAAATGAGTTCCAGTATAGCTTCATTGACTTAGACTCTACAATGAAATCGTTTTCAGCAGAATAAACTACTTTAGCAACACAGGTAACAGGTAAACCGTTATCTGTTAATGCACTACATTCATAGCCGTTCCAAATATCATAACCTACAAAAGGTAAGAAACCGTTCTTAAGATCAAGATAGGTACGGTTACGTTGGCGCTCTTCACGCACCAAAATCTCTGGTGTGTAAGTGGTAGGAGAGTCAACTCTCTGACCAAGTACTTTGTCAATATTATTAGTATTATAGCTCATTGGTGAAATCTTTCTTTATCTCTGTAATTACTTTATTAACTCTTTCTTCTACTGTACCTGATACATAAACAAGTTTATCAGTAGGCATTGAAAAATGCTTAAGATAGAAATCAAACTGCTTTACAACTCCGTCAAAAAACTCTTTACCTGTACTTCTCTCTCCGTCATCTTTGATATCAAGTTCAGGTACTACGTAAAAAATCTTATCATAAACCTTTAGTAGTTCTTCGTAAACAGATAAAGCTGCTTGATATACTTCTTTATTAACCTGTCCTTTTTCGTAAAAATAAGTAGTATATGCAATACCATCTAAAGCACCTCTATCTAGCACCCAGTTACCCGGAGTTAAACCATACTCTAAATGTCTAGCCATTACCAAGTACTGAGTTAAAGAAGTACCACCTTCATTAATAGGTACATTTAAGTCTTTAAGACCTCTAGTTAAATTAGTTCTAAAAGAAAAATGACTGTCATTTAAAAACAAATCATTCTTTAGAGCTTTTACTAAAGTAGTTTTACCTTGTGAATGAGCACCGCAAATAGCAGCCTTATAGTTTGTTCTCATAGTTTATTATTTAATAGGCTTTTGCGCATAAAGCCAACCCAATTTTCAATAGCTAGCTTATGCAATCTTATGATATAATCGTTTAGACTATTAAATTCTTTGTAAATACTTTCACTATAAAACTCTTTCTCTGACACTACTTTACCGGCATCTACTTCAGGTATTACTTCGTGAATAACATGCCCGTGTAGTTTATATGGCTTTTCAAAATGTTTATACCACACTTTAGCTTGCGGGTCTTTACCCTTTAACTCAGGAAACTTAGTTATAAGACCCGGATGCCCGTTGTATATCCTAAATCTACCGCAAATCTGTGGTGGTAGTATACGAAGATAACCGTGAAGAGTAATAATATCAGCATTTCTAATAGCTTCCCGATACTCTTCTACTGTCGGTTTCTTAGGTAAGAATATAAAACGATCAAAACATCTCTCTAGAAGATCAGGATTAATTTTATCCATATCTTCAATGTTTTTGTTAGTTATGATTGCATCCGGAAACCTACCGATATTTTTAGATATCTCATATATCTCAGATCCACTCTGAGAGAAAAATGTTTTCCAAATTAAGGTACGTTTCATATTTTTAAGCGATAACCTATTGTATTATCACTAAAGAAAATTACAAGTGTAAAGTCAACAATACCGTGCTTTATTAGGTAAGGTTTAACATCGGATAATTCTCTTACCGGGAGTTCTTGATTACGAATACAATCCCAAAAACAATAATCCCTAATAGAAACAGAATCTGCCAAGAGGTGGGGATAATTAGCATATACGGAGTTGGTTATAGCTTCTAATGTTGTCATCCATTAACGTAGTTTCTAAACTCAATTAAATTATTTGCGATAATTCTTTCTTGTATTTCGTCTGGTACTACATCTAATAAATCTACAAGCTTAGTAGACTCCTTCTTCCAGTTACCAATAACATCAGAGTACCTTACTCTTTTAATACCGTGAACAATAGGAGATGAAGTATCTAACGTTTCAATCCAGTTATATTCAGGACCTTGATAGAAACTAAACTCTCTAGGGTGTGCGCAACCTAGTAAATGGTGAGGTTTGTCTTTATTAATAATACCATCGTTCATTAATTGAGTTAAAGTTATTACTCTACCCATCATATAAGATACCCATTTGTTAGGATGAGGGAATAGTTTGAGATAATAAGAGTAGTCAAATGAAATAGCTAACTTATCTACATCTATCTCTTGATCTAAAGTTACATAACATTTAACTAGCTCTGCGTAGGTTTTACCCTGTACTACACCAATAGTTTTAGAATCGTTAACAAAGTCCCATTCTCTCCATAAGCATTTCTTGGCAGATTCAATCGTACCGTTGCAGTCTTCTAATACATCTGGTATAATATATTCTGTAGGGTTAAGTTTCTGTATCCAGTGTGCATAGCGTTTAGGATCAAAAGACTTAGACAATTCAAATATGCTATTATCTAATAAAACATGGCGGCCCATTTTAACACTATCTTCAAAGAACTTATAGTACTGTGGATGAGTCTCAAAAAGGTGTACAAGTGCATAGCAATAATCGTTGTATGTAC